GTCGATATGCTCTCCGTAAACAACCCCCCCAGGTCTTTTTGATGGCCCGGTCAAGAATCGAAAAGCCCCGCGCTGTGGGCATTGTGGACCTCTCCGCCATCGAGCGCGGGGAGTGGGTGCTGGAGCAGGCCGAGCGCGGCGTCTCGGCTGCGACGCCCGGGAGTGTCGCGCACGTGCAAGGCCTTCGGGCCGTCATGCGCGCGGGCCGAGACCTCGACGAGCTCCGGGCCGCACACCGCGCCAGCATCACCGCGGCCGACATGACGCCCGAGGAGTGGGAGCAGCGCGTCCGCGCTGACGCCCAGGCCGCGACCGACGAAGACCTCGAGGTCTACGTCCACGAGTGGCTGACCCGTCACGGCTACCGCCTGGTCGTCGAGGGCGGGCAGCTCCGGCTCGCGGTGGCGTCGTGACTCAGCTCTTCGGCGAGACACCGACACCGCGCCGGCCGGCAATCCCGCTGCTCGTCGAGCTCTGCGCGGGGACGGCTGCGCTGTCTCTCAGACTAGAGCGGGCCGGCGCTCGTCCTCCGGTCTCGCGGATGGGCGCGAAGACGGGCTACGCCGACTGCATCCTCGCGCTCGCCGGGCTGGAGCCGGGCGACAAGGCGGGGCACTATCTGTGGTGCGAGCCCGACGACGGCGTCCGGCTCCTCCTCCATGCCTACCGGGACGCCGACCTTGCCCGCGAGGCGGCGCGCATCATCCGGTCATGGGCTGACGAGGAGCCCCGCGCGCTGTGGGAACGGCTGCGGGCCGAGGGGCCGGCGCGGTGTCCGCCTGTAGATCCGCGGGAGGTCGCGCGATTGACGATGCTCGGTCAGTGGTCCTACCGTCGAGGCGAGCCAGAGAGCGGCTTCAACAATGGCGTACAGTCGGGCGAAGCATGGAACGCGCTTGCACCGGAGACGGCCCGCCGCGTGCATGACGCAGGCGGCCTCCCCGCCACCATCCACGACGACGCGACGACGGCGCCGATTCCCGACCCGTTGCCAGAGGGGACGCTCGTCTTCATTGATCCGCCCTACGTCGGGACCACGGGCTACGCACACGACCTGGACCGCCTGGCGGTGGTCCGGCTGGCGCAACAGTGGGCCGCGGCTGGCGCGCGGGTGATGATTTCCGAGGCGGTCCCCATCGACGCGCTCGTCGCGTGCGGTTGGCACGCGGTCGAGGTCTCGGCGATGCGCGTCGGGCAGAAGCGGACCTTCAGCAAGCAGCAACGCGAGTGGGTGACCACGAGCTTCGAGCCCGACCGTCGAGCGGTGCGCGCGTGCGAGCTCGCGGCCGAGCGTGCCGAGCGCGCGGCGGCTGTCATGGCCGGCGGCGAGCAGCGCGACCTCTTCGGCGGTGCCTCGTGACGCGGGCCCTCCTCCTCGACCACCGCGCAGACCGCCGCGCCCAGGTCGGGCACTCGGAGCGGTGGACCAACCCGCAGCGGGCCCTCTTCGACTCGCCCTACAAGCTGACCGTCTGCTGGGGGGCGAATGGCATCGGCAAGAGCCGAGGCCTCGCCGAGCTCGCGACCCGCGCGATCGAGGGCTCGCTTCACTGGCAACGGCCGGGGCCGCAGGTCGTCATCCTCGCCGGGAACACCTGGAGTCAGCTCGGCTCGACGATCCGCTACATGATGACGGGCCGGCTGAAGGGCTGGCTCAAGGCTGGCGTCCGCTACGAGGCCGGCGGCATGAAGGGCCAAAGGCTGCAGGTCTTCGACATCGTCCGCGGACCAGGCGCAGGCGGCGAGCTCAGGTTGGGCACCTTCAAGGCGAGCAACCTCGCCGGCCCGCGCGCCGACGTCGTCATCACAGACGAGCCGCTCCCCGAGGCGGTGCACAATGAGCTTTGGCCTCGTCTCCTGGGCAGGAACGGCCGCATGTACCAGGCCTTCACCCCGACCCTCGGGACGGCCGCGCGGGTGGATTACTTGTGGGAGCTGGTCGATGACGCGTCGCGACCCTGGGCGGGCGAGCTCCACGTCCCATTGACCCTCGACGCCGTCACGCCGCGCGGTGGCCTCGTCGAGCTGCCTTGGATGACCGCGCAGGAGATCGGCGAGTTTGAGCACGGGCTCTCGCGCGTCGAGGCCGACATGAGGATGGGCCGCAGCCGGACCCCGAAGAGAGACGCGGCCTACTTCTCCGCCTGGCGCGGCGAGCTCGTCGTCCATCGGCCGCTCGAGCAGCTCGCGGGCTGGCGCCTCGGCATCGGCATCGACCACGGCAGCAAGCCGGGCTCACAGCGGGTCATCCTCGCCGCGTGCGGCGGTCGCGGCCTCTACAGCGCGGTCCATGTCCTGGGCGAATGGATTGGAGACGGCCGGACGAACAGCCGCGACGACGCCCAGGGCATCATCGACCTCCTCGCGACCCATGGCTTCCGCCTCGAGGACGTCGACCAGTGGGTCGGCGATCGCGCCCACCACGGCGACCGGCGCGGCGGAAAGAAAAGCAACACGCGGCTCAAGGCCAGCCTCGCCGAAGTGCTCGGGCATGACACGCGCGTACGCGGGTGGACCGACAAGCTACCGAAGCCCCTGCGGTTCATGAAGACCCCGCGCAAGTTCGCGCAGTCGGTGTGGGAGGGCGCCGAGTGCCTACATCGGATGATGGTCGCCGACCCCGCGCGCTTCTCCGTTGACCCGTCGTGCCACGGGCTGATCGAGTCGTTGAACGAGTGGAACGGCTCGACGTCACCGACTGACCCCTGGAAGCATGCTATAGACGCACTACGCTACATCGCCGTCCCCATGTCCGAGGGCGTTGCACACTGACGGAGGCCCCCATGCTGTCGAGCTACCGCGGATGGCGAGCGCGCACGCCGGCCCAACAGGTCGAGCTCGCGGTACGGATTCTCGACGGCGCCCACTTCGAAGACGTCTTGACCCGGGCCAAGGCGGAGCTCGGCAACCGCGCCTTGCAGCTCGGGCCGCTCGACATGACCCGGAACACCCTCCTCGGGTACGTGCGACGGGTCAACCGGGCCCACGACTCGCCAGTGCCGCTCGTCGATGGGCTGTCGGCTGAGCTTGCCGCGCTGCTCGGCGACCAGAGCGCGCGGACGACCGTCCAGCTCTACGGCGAGGCCGGTGGTCGGCCGATGCCCTCGACCTTGATCTCGGCGGCTCGCGAGGCATACAAATACAGGCTCGGCGCTGGGTATGCAGGGCTGCTCATTGGCTACAGCGAGCGGGCCCGTCAGGTTTACCTCGAGGTCGTCAAGCCTGACACCCTGCACCTCGAGTACCACAGCCACGATCCCATGGAGCCGACGATCATCCGGCATGAGCGCGTCCGCACCATGGACGGGCGGCAGGAGCTCGCGGTCGACGTCTACGACCTGTCCGACCTCGACGCGCCGAGCTTCCGCACCGAGATCAACGGGCAGGACAAGACCGAGGAACTCTACGGGCAGACCTTCGACGGCGACGACTACTGGTGGCGCTACTCGGACGGTACGCCGTTTCACCGCCTGGTCGTCGTCGGCGACACGCGGCACCCGTACGCGACCGACCCGCTTGTGCAGACGACCCTCTCGGTGTGCACTCTCTACACGCACTGGCTCAGCGGCATCCGCGACGCCGGGCATCCGCAGCGCAACGTGCGCGGCCTGGCGCTCGTCGGGCTGGACTCCGAAGCCGAGGGCGGCCAAAACGGAATCCAGACCGGGCCCGAGACCATCCTCCAGTGGGTCGATGTGGACCCCGACCGGCCGGGCTCGCATTGGCAGGACTCACCCGCTGCGGACATGGAAGCGGTGGGCCGCGCGATCCGCGACTACGAGCTCACCGCGATGGCGGGCCTCGGGCTCCCCGTCGGCTTCGAACGGACCGGCGGCGAGCCGCTGGCCTACGAGGCCCAGGCGCTCAACTCCTTGATCGCGAAGACCTTCCCCGAGCTGCGGCGGTTCGATTCCGAGACGTTGCGGCGCGTGGCAGCCATGAGCAACCGGGCCGACCTAGTCGGCACCGAGCTCAACGAAGACCCATACGGTGTGCTCTTCCGCGGAGAGGTCTCCGACGCGTTGGGCGACATCGAAGACGAAGAGGAAACCCTGAACAATGAGTGACGACCCGAACACCCTCGCCGAGCGCGTTTCCCGCGCGGTCTCTTCCGCGCTGTCCCGTCACTCCGAGGCGGGCGACGACCTGGAGGACACCGGCCGCGGCCGCGTGCCTTACGACCGCTTCAAGAGCGCCATCGACCAGCGCAACCAAGCGCGCGAAGAGCTCGCTGAGCTCGGGCGGCAGCTCGAGACCCTGCAGTCTGCGTACAAGTCGCAGCTCGACGGGCTCAAGCAGCAGACCGCGTCCGAGCTCGCGTCGCTGGCAACGCGTCACTCCGAAGACTTGGCGCTCGTCGACGCTGGCATCCGAGACGACCTGGGCCGCGTCGCCGTCCGGCAGGCATGGGAGGCGCAGCCCGAGGACACCCGCGGCAAGAGCCCGGCGAAGTGGTGGTCGGCGACCCTCGAGGCGCACGCCGCGCACACCGCCAACCCTGACGAGGCACCCAAGGTCGAGATCCCGCGGATTCTGCTCGGCTACATGCCCGAGGCCGCGGCGCCGAGCTCGACGCCCGCAACGCGTCAGCCGCCGAAGGTGGACCGCGGCGCCTCGCGCAAGCAGACCGCGTCGGTCAACGATCGGCTCAACGCGCTACCCGCCGACGCGAGCCTCGCCGACGTCCTGCGGGCTGCTCGCGGTGGTTGACATGACCGCTCGCAGCCTGTAGACGGAAGGTAAGCGCACGCCGCCGGGCGGAAAACGGGTATCAGCGCGCATGCCACGGATAAGACAATGGCTGCAGGTGCTTGGTACTCCCAGTCCGGGATCGGTGACGCAAACAACGCTTCGACTGCGCGCGGGATCATGGCCGCGCTCACCGAGGCCAACAAGAACATGGAAGCCGCGGCGCATCCGGTGATGCAGGCGATGCTCGCCCGCGACGCTGGTGTCGGCCAGATGCTCGGCGCGTACGGCTACGGCGTGAGCTTCGCCGACCTCGGCTCCGGTAAGCTCGCCGCGACCGCGGAGGGCACCGAGGCCAGCGCGACCAACTTCAGCACGACGAACGTCACCGTCACCCCGGCTCGCCGCGCGTTCACCCGCGAGGTCTCCGACTACGCCCGCAGCCTGCAGGAGTCTCTCCTCATGGGCGAGATCGGGCCCGACGTCGAGGTCATGCTCGCCTACGAAGGCACCCGGCTCTGGCTCAACAGCCTCGTCGACCAGATCGCCGCGCTGGCCTCCTCCGCGACCAACACCATCGGCTCGACCGGCGTCCCCCTGACGTGGTCCGCGCTCAACGAGGGCATTCTCGACCTCAAGAACCGCGGCGCGGCTCAGGGCCGGGCGATGGCTCTCGTGACGGTCAAGGGCGCGAAGGACCTCGCCGACGACGCTCTGTCGCTCGGCGGCGCTGTGCAGATGGCTCCGCAGATCCAGGGCCTGCTCGCCAACGCCACCGCTGGGGCGTACGTCGCCAGCCTGGGAGGCGTTGACGTGTACCTGAACTCGGAGCTGGACACTGACAGCGGCGACGATCTCGGCCTGCTGATCACCGACGGCGCCATCATCAGCAAGCATCAGCAGGTCGTCCTCCCCCGCGAGGCCGATTCGCTGGTCCAGGCTGGCTTCTACAGCATGGAGCTTCGCCGGCCTGGTGGCAGCGTCTCGCGCATCGAGACCGTCGCCTACAACGGCGTCGCGATCGCTGAGAACGGCCGCATGGCTGCGATCCGCTACGTCTCCTGAGCGAGACGTCGGCGGCGGCGTCGCGCTCGAGCTGGGCGCGGCGCCACCCTCACCCATGACCGAAGAGGAGGGCGCCTATGCCCATCACCCCGAGCGGCGGGCCGAGTCTCGCTGGACCGTCTTTTGCCAGAGGCAACGCGCTTTCCCGTGCTCAGCTCCAGCTGCCGGGCCCGCGTGACCCGTGGACCTACTGCGTTTCGCCGACCCGCCTCATGTGCTTCGACGGCGAAGTGCTTCCCGAGCTCGCCAAGGCGTGGCACACGCCGGGCAGCAACGGCAACGCCGGGGGCCGTGGTCAGGGTCAGGGCTTTGTGTCGAACCTCATGGGCGCTGGCTTCACGCCCGTTCCCCACGACATCGAGACGACAGCCTTCGGCGAGTCGAGGGCCGGCGCTCCGCTGTCGGCCTACCTCGACCGCTACGAGGGCATCAGCCGCGGGCGGCCGGTCACCTACCACGCCGACGCGTGGCACCGACCGAAGCAGCTCGGCCACCTCGTCTCCTGGGAGCACGACCGCGAGGGCTGGAAGGCCTTCTTGCGACAGTGCCTCGCCCTCGTCTCGCCCGACGGCCTGATCGACATGCAGGTCGAGATGGCTGTCGCGCCCGTGCTGCGTCGCATCCAGGCCGCCCAGGACCGCGACGACGCGCGGGGCCAGCGGATGCTCTCGGCGCTCCTCTCCCACCTTCCGCCCGAACACGTCCCCGTCGACCTCCGAGACGAGGTCGCACCACCGAAGCCGGCGCGGAAGCGTGCCGCCAAGGAGTAGCAGAATGCCCACCGCCTACCGCAGCAACCGTCCCGTCGGCGACTACACCCAGGAAGCCCGCGTGCGTGTGGACTTCTCCGAGCTCACCGCGGCTGCGCTGACCGAGACGGTGGATCTCGTCACCCTGCCGACCGGCGCGCAGATCAGCCTCTGCATCGTCGATCTGATCACGACCTTCTCCGACGCGGGCTCGATCTCCGACCTCACCGTCGAGGTCGGCACCGCGGCGACCGCTGACGCGTTCATCACGAGCACCGACGTTTTCGGGCCCGCGGCTGGGCAGTACCGCAACGACGGCGCCAACCCGACCGCCTCGGGCGTGCTCGTGAAGGCCAAGTTCACCGCTGTCGGCGCCAACCTCGGCGACGGCGCCACCACGGCCCTCGACGACGGCGTTGTCGACATCGTCATTCGCTACGACGTCGTGAGCTAACATGGCGATTCGGGCCGCCACGTACGCGTTTTCGCGCCCCGCTCCGTACTTTCTGGAGCGAGGCGCGACGCAGACGATCACCGCACCGATCCGGCATGGGTCGGGCGGCGGTCTCGTGGCGCCCGACTCCGGGACGATCACCATCACGCGGCCGGATGGCACCGACCTTCTCTCGGACCAGCCGGTGGTGGTCTCCTCTTCGACCGCGACCTACACGGTTGCACCGGCTGCGTCCGAGACTTTGGGCGCCGGCTGGACGGTCTTGTGGACGCTGACGTTCTCAGGCGTCGTCTACCCGACCTACAGGCAGTCGGCCTACCTCGTCCAGTACGTGCCGCCCAACGTCATCAGCGAGCGCGACCTCTACGCTCGCGTCCCCGAGCTCGAGCACCGCGTGCCGCAGTCGCAGGGCGCGACCGACCGCGGCGGCTCCGGCGAGGGCTGGCAGCCGCAGATTGACGAGGCCTACTTCGAGCTCCTCCGGCGGCTGATCGACGACGGCCGCGAGCCTTGGAAGGTGCGCGAGATCACGGGCTACCGCGACTGGCTGCTGACCCGCGCGCTGCAGCTCTGCGTCGGGACCATCAGCTTCGGTCCCGACTCGACGTGGGCCGAGCAGAACAAGCGGCTGTACTTCGACATGAAGACCGTCGCGGCGCGCATGAAGTTTCAGTACGACGACCAGGCGGCGGGCGTTCGCCGCGGCGCCTCGCCTGTGATCTCGCTCTCTGCGGTTGGGCGGCCGCTGTGGACCTGAATGCGACGAGCTCCTACCGGGCTGTGATCGAGGCGGTCTACGACGGGCTTGCGGGCATCGACTGCTCCGACTTCAGCTACGCGAAGAGCGACCGCTTCTCGCAGGCGCGGTACATCGACGCGGACCGCGGCGCGACGAAGCACCTCGAGGTGTTCTTCGACCTCGGGCCGGCGACCTCGACGTCGCCGCACCTTGTGCACGACTCGCAACTGCTAATCGTGCACCGGTTCACGCCCGACTCCGACAGCATGGGACAAGCGCGCATTCACGCGGCGACCCGTGCCGCGATGGCGTGGCTCGACAGCTACCGCGGCCCGAACGGCGTCCGCTACCGGTCGGTCTCCTATGACATTGACGCGCTCTCGGCCGAGTGGCTGACGACGACGCTCACTGTCCAGACGCGCATCCCGAGGGCCTGACATGACGACGCTCTCAGCACGACTGCAGATCACCGCGCAGGCCGACCTGGCGCCCGACGCGCCGCACTCGCAGACCATCGGCCACGCTCTCGAGAACGCGCCCGGCGGCCGCGGCTGGCGACAGGGCACGGGCACGGGCGAGGTCGACCGCGTCTACCTCGAGACGAACACGCTCGCGAGCGGCACCTTCAAGCTCTACGATCTGGCGATCGCTGGCGGGCTCGAGGACGTGCTCGGGCAGACCATCGACGCCGACGAGCTCAAAGGCTTGTGCATCAAGTGCGTAGCGGGTCAGGTCACGCTCGACGGTCACGCCAGCAACTCGATCAACTTTTTTGAGGACAACAACCACGGCGTCGTCCTCTCGGCAGGTCAGACCCTCGGCGTCGATTTCGGTCCGGCCGGTCTCGACGTGACGACCGATTGCAATTTCAGGGTCACCGAGACCGGCGCGACCTCCTCCACCTACACCCTCTGGCTAATCGTCGCGCAGTAGCGCAAGGAGACACCCCATGTCGAACATCCCCGCCAACTTCACCGACGGCAGCTTCACCTTGACCGACGACAACGCCAACTCGGCGACCCTGCTCATGTCGCAGGGCGACCTGACCGTCTCCGGCCTGGTGCCCGACGGCCGCGAGCTCGTCGTCTCGCAGTCCCAGGGCGCGACCGTGGGTCTGCGGAAGGGCCAGCGGTCCTACCCGACCATCAGCGTGACTGCGATCCTCGCCGGCCCCTCGGCGGCGTTCCAGATCCAGGCCCTCGGCGAGACCGCGACCTTCACCTCGACGACCGTCGATATCGGCGACTACGCTGCCAACGACTTCGATTTCAGCTTCGACTACGGCGCCGAGACCCGCGACATCACGGGTGAGGACGCGGTCCTGACGTCGATTGAGATCACCGAGGGCGACACCAGCACGATCGCCTTCACCTTCCAGGTCGTCGGGCCCATGAGCTTCGACGGGACCGCCGTCGTCTCGTCGCGGTAGTCCGACCCTGACCCCCTGACCCCACCGAAGAGGAACCACCCATGCCCGACCCCGTACAGGTCACGATCGGCGACATCACCGCGACGCTTCAACCCGTCGGCATCACGCGAGCCGCCGGGCTGGCGATCGACGTCGAGGACCCGCGCGCCCAGGACCCGAGCTACGTGCTCGCCGTCTCGGCGGCGTGCCTCCGCGCCGCTTGGCCGGAAGACGTGAAGTGGCCTGCTCGCAAGCGGCCGCGCAAGCACAAGCTCGGCAGCGACGTCGCAGACTACGGGGAGGCTGTGCTCGACGAGCTCTACCCGGCGTCGGGCATGACCCTCGCCGCGCTCGGCGAGCAGCTCGCGAAAGCTCGGGCATGGGTGGTCGTCTCTGCGGTGACTGAGCAGGAGGTCTCGACGGCCGCGGATTTCTCTCCAGACCGCGAGGACTCGGCGGACTAGTCCGCGCGGTCCTGGAGCTGTGCCGCGAGTACGGGCAGGAGCCGGCATGGTGGGACACCCTCGATCGAGAGACCCAGGCTCTACTGCTCGCTGACCAACGATTGAGGGTGCAACATGCCGCGAAGGTTCAGCAAAGGCAGCGCCGCAATCACGCTCGACGATGATGCGCTCGTCCGCACGCTGGACAAGGTCGCAGGCGGCCTGCCCTCGGCGTTCATCAAGGAGACCTCGACCGAGCTCCGGCCGATCATGCAGGGCGCCGAGGCGCGCTGGCCGGTCCGCTATCGCAAGAGCCGCAACAGCCGCGGCAGCTTCCGCCTGTTTCACGGGCTGAGAGGCAACCAGATCGAGGCCGGCATCGAGAACACCGCTCGAGGCCCCAACGGGCGCGGCTACGCGTGGTTCGTGCGCTACAGCCGCCGAGACCGGGCCAGCCTCGCGCGCGAGATCGAGAAGGTGGAGGCCATCGCCGCCGAGGCCGAGCGGTACGCCGCGAGCATCGAAGCCGACGGCGTCCGTCTCTACGCGTTCCTGAACAAGTCGCGCGAGCTCGCCGAGGCGCAGAACATCACGCTTCCGCCGCTGCGAGGGACGCGGTCTGCCGCTGGGCTGATCCAGCTCTACCGGACCAACCTCTTCACGCGGCACGGCACGGGCGCGATCAACGCCGCGAAGGCCGGCAAGAGCATCTGGTCCGCGTTCATTCGCACGCCTGGTCGTCGGGCTGCCAAGCAGATCGCCGAGCGGCTACAAGACGACCTGAACCGAGCCGCGAGGAGCTGAACCATGGCACGATCCGACCGCGTCTCGCTTACGTACACCGCCGACATCGGCGACATCAGAAGAAAGCTCAAGCAAATCCCGGACCTGACCGCGGCCGAGGTCCGGCAGGCAACGTCGGCGCTCAACAAGGCCACCCGGCAGACGCAGCGGGCCGCCCAGCGCGGGCGCCGCGACGCGAAGGGCTTCTCGACATCGCTGGCAGCTGTCGGCGCCGCGGCGACGGGCGCGGTCGTCGGGCTTGGGATGATGGCGCAGTCGGTCGCCGACGCGCGAAACAACCTCACCGACCTCTCGACCCGGAGCGGCGTCGCCCGCGAGACGATCGCAGGCCTCAAGGTGGCCGCCGATGGGTCGGGCGTGAGCTTCAGCAAGATCGAGTCGATCCTCGGCCGGCTGCCGAAGACGATGAGCGATGTGCAGGCCGGCTCTAAGAAGCAAGCCGACGCCTTCCGCGCGCTCGGCGTCAACGTGACCAACGCCGACGGGACGCTGCGCGACGCCGACGAAGTGTTCCGCGACTCCATCAAGGCGATCGGCGGCCTGTCCTCGGAGACCGACAAGGCGGCCGCGGCTACGCAGCTTTTCGGCAGGCAGGGCACCTACCTCCTCCAAGCCCTCGGCGACCCTGCCGCGCTCGAGTCGTTCGTCTCTCTCGCAGGCCAGAGCGCCATCGCGACGCGGGCCGCTGCCGATGCGGCCGCGCAGTACCAGCGCGACATGGCGATTCTCAACATGGAGCTCGACAGCGCGAAGGCTGTCCTCTCCGACGCCCTGGGCCTCGACAACTTCCCGATCGTCGTCGCGGGCGCGCTCCGCGCGGCTACCGTCGCCTTCGAGCAGTTCTTCGGCTACTTCGAACGGCAGTTTGGGCTCGTCGCCGACGTCTTCGAAGGCATCGTAGACCTCGACTTCAAGTCGGTCGGCCGCAGCCTGGTCGAGCTGTCGCGAGGCGGCACCTTCGGCGACCGCGGCTTGATCATGACGACGGTCAACGCGATCAAGGAGGCCAACAAGGAGGTCGTCAAGCTCGGGCGCAACGTCGGCGAGCTTCGCGCGCGCGGCGCAGGCGCAGCGCTCGGCGGCGAGCGGTTCATCGTCCCGAGCTCGCGCCAGGACGTCAGCGCAGCCGATCCGACTGCAGAGATCAAAGAGCGAGAGAAGGCGGTCGAGCAGCTGCAGGCGATCACCGAGAAGGCGTCGATGGCTATCCTCGAGGGCGAGGAGAAGCTGACCGCGGAGTACCAAAAGCAGCTGAACCGCATCGCGGAGCTCGAGCTCGTCAGCGGCAACCGTGCGGTCGCCGAGCAGGCGCGCGCAGCAACGCAGGACGAGTACGACGCCGAGCTCTCAGAGCTGCGTCGCCAGCGCAGACGCGAGGAGGCCGAGGAGCTCGCCGAGCTGACGCGCAGGCAAGAGCAGGCCGAGGAGGAGGCGCATCAGAAGGAGATGGCGCGGCTGCAAGAGCGGCGCCGCGTGCAAGCCGGTCTCTACAACGCGATCGACAACCTCGCCTCGACCTCTGCGGCCGCGCTTCTGCAGCGCTCGCAGACGCTCTCGGAAACGAACCGCGATGCCGCGCTGCAGACCTTCAAGCTCTACAAGGCGGTCTCGCTGGCGCAGGCGATCATGAGCGGCGCAGCTGCCGCGACCCGCGCCTTCGCCGACTACCCGTACCCGGCGTCTCTGGCGATCGCGAGCCTCGTGGCCGCGCAGACCGGCATCCAGGTCGCGATGATCGCAAGCCAGAAGCCGACCTTCGCAGACACGCCCGGTCTGCAGCGCGTCGGCTACAGCGGCATGACCGCAAGCTTCGCACCGGGCGACCTGGTCGTTGCAGGCCGCGACGAGGGCGACCTTGTCCGGCAGATGCAGCGGGCCGGCATCGGCTCGGGCGGGACGCAGGTCTTGATCCGCGACACCGACAGCCACCGCGGCCGCTACGGGCGAGACCCGCTTCGGGCCCCGGACCGTTACGGGCTGATCAAGCGGCGCGCGGGCCGCATTCCCGGCAGGAGGTAGGACGTGGCAGACATCACCGACAACCGGCCGATCTCGGGGCGCCTGCAGGCGCTCGTCCTGTCGCGCCCGATCGAGGTCTGGACCGACGACGACGCGACGAGCGGTCGGGCCTACACCGAGCAGACGCCGCGACCGGCGCTGCCGCAGACGAGCTCCAAGACGTACGGCGTCCTGCAGGCCCAGGGCGACGTCACCGGGACGAGCGACTACGACGTCCGCGTCCAGCATGGCGGGCTGCCTGGCCTCGTCGACCATGGCGCGACCATCGCTGCGCGTCGCGACGGCGAGCCGCTCTACTTGGGCTGGGAGCAGTCGGGCGCGCTCGCATCCTTCGATCTGATCGCGACCAACGTCAGTGTGACCGACATCAAGACGACGCAGGATGGCACGCTCGTCATCTGCGGCATCCTGGGCACCCAGGCGAAGGTCTTCACGAAGGCGCCCGGCGCGACGAGCTGGACCGACCGCGGAACCGTGACGCAGATCGCAGCGGGCGGCAGCTTCCTCGGCACGCAGGTAAGCGAGCCCTGCCTCCTCGTCGTCGAGGACGTGATCTACCTGCTGGCATGGCGCGAGGGCGTCGCCTACGACCCCGCCATCGCAACGAAGCCCAACCGGTTCATCACGGTTTGGGGCTCGTCCGACAACGGCGCGACCTGGGAGCTTGTGCAGGACTACGCGACGACCGAAGAGGACGTTTTCGACAACGTCATCAACACCAGCGACCCCTCGACCGGAGCCGGGACCCTCTTCTCGAGCGGACGGATCCGCGCGGCCTACCGCGACGGCGAGGTCTGCGTCCTCTGCCATCTGATCGGCTACCGCGACGACGACGACATGGATGTGATCCGGCAGTACGCGGGCCCGTCGCTCGCGCACCGGCTCGACCTCGTCGAGGATTTCCCAGGCGCCGCGCAGTACAGCGGGCGAGCGGGTCACGCGCTGCCCGACATCGTCGCAACGCCGACGGGCTTCGCGGTGGCCTGGATTGAGAATGGCAAGACGGCGCCGCAGTTCATCCAGATCGGATCGGCATGGCAGCCGCTCAGCTCCGCGGTCGCGTCCGACGTCTCGGGGCCCTTCGACATCGTTGCCGACGGCGGCTTCGAACAACAGCACTACCCGATCGGGACCGCCGAGGCGCTGACCGGCGTCGGCGAGCTCGCGCTCACCTACGACCCGTCGGGCGTCCTGTGGTGCCTCACCTGCGCGGCTGGCTCCGCAGTCGGGTCGGGCGTGCAGTACGCCTATTACTCGACAGACGGTGGCTCGACGTGGACGCCTGGGCATGCCACGATTCCAGCCGTGACCGATATCTCAGGGTACTGGTTCTACCCGGAGGATCTCGCGACCGGCGCCCAGGGCAACCGCCCGACGCGGATCCGCGCGGCCTGGTGGCGCGGCTCGATCCTGGTCAGCCACACGAACACTTCGACGGTCGCAGGCTTCACCGGCTCCTACGTCACGCAGCTCGGCGGCTGGTCCGACCTGACCCTCGCCTTCGAACGGCACGGGGTGAAGATCGGGCATCGGCAAGGCTGGCTGCGGACCTACCTGCCCTTCGAACTCCCCGAGGACCAGCTCTACACCGCGACGCAGACCGGGACGCAGACCTCGACGCTGAGCAACGGCGCGCACGCGATTACGACGGGCTCGGGCGGCGGCGGGACAACCGGCGTCAACTTCTACAAGCACGTCGGCGTCGACAACGGGCTGGTTCAGGTCGGATGCGGCGAGATCGACATGGCGGTCGCCGCCTCCGAGGGGACGGGCGCCTCGCTGGACATCGCCTGGACCATGCGCCTTGCCTCGACGACCCATGGGTGCGAGGTCGCCATCGTCCGCACGCCGACCGGGATTTTCGTAAGGGACAACGTCGCCCTCACTCCGCTCGGCAACGCGACGGGCCTCGTCTCGGGCTCGCGCTACGTGGTGCGGTGGGGCATGAAGATGGACGCCGAGACGGGCGCCGGGCGCAATTTGCAGGTCTGGTACAGGCGCAACGACGGCTCCACGCCCGAGCGGCGCCGCTGGACGAGGATCGGTTCCTTCACGCTCGCCAACGACAACGGCGCGGGCGGCGTGGTTCCGCATCTGGAGTGGGGCCACATCGCCAACAGCGGCGCAACGACGCAGAATCAGAGCACGTGGTTCTCGATGGGTTGGGCGTTCCCCTACTCCTCGACCGGTCTCTCGCCGGGCTCCTACGCGCTCTGGCCCGACCTCGATCAGACCGGCGGCGACAACCCTGGCATCCTGCCCGGTCGGCCGCTTGGAACGGCCAAAGGCTACTGCCTCGACGGCCTCGAGCTGGCAGGTCGCCGCGGGCCGTTCAGCGTGGGCGATCAGTGGAAGGTGGGCGTCTCCGGCGAGTACGAGATCGCGCGCGCGCTGACCCTCGACACCCCGACTCGACGCATTCACCATCGGACGAAGGACACCGCCTCGCAGGTCGTCATCCCGTGGGCTGTGGACGCAGCACGGCCGGGCGTCGAGGACACCGAGCACCCTCCGATGATGGCGCTCCACATCGACTGCAACTGGCGGACCGCGTTCCTTGAGTACCTGCCGCAAGGCGGCGCCTGGACCCAGGCCGCGAGCATCGACACCGCCATCTTGGACGGCGTCAGCTACACCCGGATCGGCCGCACGCTTCGGGCCTCGGCGACCGGCTCGACGGTCTACCTCCACCGCGACGAGGTCGGGCCCGACTGGACGGTCGAGTGGGACGACGGCGCCGGGACGGACGTCTACCGACACGTGACAGGCAACGCGCCGGGACGGTGGAGCTCCTCGACGAGCGAGCCCCGCGCGCGGCTCGAGCTCGAGTCAACCGACAGCGGCGACCCGACGACCGGCGGCGTGCTGTCGCTGTGGTCGCCGTCGGTGACGGTCCTCGTCGCGGGCGTCACCGCGACGGCCTGGCGCCTCCGCATCCCGACGCAGCCGACCGCCGACGGCGACCTTCGGACGAAGATCGCGTGGTGCGACGTTCACCCCTTCGCGTTGCCGCCGAGCTGGGGCCGCGGCTTCACCGCCATTCCAGGCCACGATCGCGTCCAGCTCGAGGGCGACGTCGGCGTCCGCGTCTCGCGCGCGCCAGCCTCCCGAGAGCTGCGGATCGCATGGGACGAGGGCGTTGACGAGAGCGACATCAGTGGGTCTGCCGAGGTCCGCTTCGTCACGCCCTACAGCTCGGGCAGCGAGCCCGCGGCGTCGCTCGGCGAGATCCCGCGGTCGGTCGTCTCCATGCTCGAGCGGCAGGACGGTCGCCCGGTCGGTTGGGTCGCCTGGGACCGCACCGCATCGGGCGCCGTCGTCATCCGTCGGCAGGCCGAGCAGCTGTGGGGGACGGTCGAGAGCGCGCCCGACCTCGAGGTCGTCCTCGGCGACGTCGGCGAGACCGAGGTCGTACGCGTCGCAACGCTGACCATCCGCGAGGAGGTCTGAATGCCTACCCGCTCGCAAGGCCGGACCGACTACGACGACGTCCAGGTCGCGGCGGTGCTGTCGGTCACCTGGGCGGGCCGGACGTGGTATCTCGCGACCCGGTCGCTCGTCGGGTCGAAGTGGGCCGCCGACCCTGGGCTGCTCGAGGAGCCGACCATCACCGACGAGATCAGCCTCGAGGCCGGCGGCGACGTCGGCGCGAGCTTCCCGGTCGCCTTCTGCCTGCCGGCTGTGCGGGTTCAGGACTTGATCGACGCGGGCTACGACCTCGAGGACATCACCCTCGAGCTCGCGATCGTGTGGCACCGAGACGGACCGCTGGTCCATGAGTGGGCCGCGCGGGAGGTCCGCGCGGTCGGCTACGCGATCGAGGCCGTCCACGACGACCCCGAGCAGCCCGCGGGCTACATCGCCTGCACCCTCGAGGACTCGCCCTACCGGACCGAGCGGCCTGTCGTGCCCTTTGCCTGGGAGATCACCCTCGACACGTTCAACTTCGCGCCCGACTTCGACGTGCGCTACCCGTGGGTCCTCGGCAGGCCGGCGCCGGACGGCGAGCAGGGTGGGCCGCCGGCTCCGGTCGTCTTGCAGCAGATCAGCGGCGCCGCGCTCGTCAACTACAAGATCATGGTCTCGGTCGGCTGGTCGGTCTCCGAGAAGGTGAAGGTTCACGACAGCCAGGGCAACTCGGAGGTCGTTTCGATCGTCTATGAGCAGGACGGGCTCGGGCAGACCTGCGCGCTCGTCGATCTCTCGGCCACCTCGCTCGACGACTCGACCGGCACAACCTACACGACCGCCTGGACCGAGGGCCCGGCGCTGACGCCCTACGGCGACTCCGACCCGCTCAGCATCGCGGCCTACCTGCTGTCGATCGGCGGCGCGGACATCGACATTCCCGAGTGGGTCAGCCTGTCGCGGCTGCTCGACCTCGAGATGGGTGGCTACATCGACGACCCGGATTCGCGGGCCTGGGAGGTCGCGCGCGACCTGCTCTCGGGTCTGCCGGTGACGATGCGGCGAGCTCGCGACGGCTGGGCGCCGGTCCTCCTCGACCCGTACCTGGCCGACAAGGTCTGCTCGACGACCTGGGACGAGGACGGGCCCTACCGACGGGTCTCGTCCTGGGCTGGCGCCGGAGCTGCGCGCGTGGGCCAGGTCGAGGTCTCGGCCGATGTGTCCGACCTGCGGATCGGCTCGACGCCGGCTCGAGACGCCGCGCTGCCGCACGCATGGGTCCGCCATCTGGACGGGCTGCAGGAGGTCGGGCTGCAGACGTCGTGGAGCTGGAGCGCCTCGACCCGCTACCGCATGGCCTCCTGGGCTGCGCGGATCGGCGCGATGGGCTGGGAGGCCGCGGCGTACCAAGTGCCCGCGAGCTTCGGCCGCGTGCGCGCTGGCGAGTGGGTCCAGCTCTCCTCCGACAAGACCTACGCCATCGTCCAGCGTCGCAGCCTCGCCGACGGCGTCTGGGACTACACCCTCGCGCGTCCTCGGGCGCGCTAACCCTCGCCAATGATCGCCGCGCGCGCTAATCTCCGCACAAGACAGAGGATCCGCCATGGCCTATGCATCCACGATCACCGTTCAGCAGGCCGGCACGGGCCTCTACGTCGTCACCATCAGCGAGACCGACGCGTCGGCGACCTCTGAGGTAGACATCGACCTCGCCGCCGAGGGCCTGCCGCCCGTCGGTGCGGTCGTCGCTCGACGGTGCGCGGTGACCAGCGGCGCCGGCTCGACGGTGCAGCCGGTCCTCGGGAACGCGTCGGACCCCGAGAACGCGGCGTCGTGGCTCTTCAGCACCGACACCGCGGCGCAGCCTGTCCACCAGCAGCCGGCGGCGCCCATCACCTACGGGACGCAGGTTACCAACCTGTTCCACCGCGCCAAGGTGAACAGCGGCAGCAACAACGCGATCACGACTGTCCTCCACATTCGCCGGGGCTGGTGACATGGCGAGCCCGAGCTTTTACCCGGCATCGCCGACGGACATGGGCGGCGGCTCGACGCCGGCCGGCGCGAATCCGCCCGTCATCGGCGACCCGTCGGTGTCCTCGATCACCCTCGGCGACGCCGACCCGACGCTCAGCTTCACCAACTCCGGCGGCGCGCTGACGAGCTCGTCGGCGTCGATTGTGGATGGCCCGAGCGGTCACACCGCGACGGTCGCCAACAGCTCGCCGTCGCTCGACGTGACGCTCACCGCGCCCGACGCAGCGGGGACCTACGTCATCGACTACACGGGCACGAATGCGGACGGGTCTGCAGGCGGCCGCGCGGTCGTCGAGGTCGCATCGGCGGCGCCGACGGCCAACGCGGGCGCGACGCAGCAGCAGACGGGCGGGACGGTCAACCTTGACGGCTCCGCCTCGACCGCGGTCGCGGGTCGCACGATCGCGTCCTACTCCTGGACCTGGGCGAGCAACAGCCCGGCGACGGCGACGCTCACCGGAGCCTCGACGGCGACGCCCAGCTTTACCGCGGTCGCCGGCTCGACGTACATCCCCGAGCTCACCGTCACCGACTCCGAGGGCGAGACCGACACCGCGACGACGTCCATTTACCCGGCGGCGTCGGTGATCACTCACTACGACATCGACCTCACGACGGCGACCGCAGACGCCACACTCGCCGACGGCGACGTCATCTACGAGAGCGACGGGACGACGCCGATCGGGACGATGCGGATCGGCGACGGACTCGTCAGCGGGACAAGCAACCTGCTCGCGTCGATCGGCTCGGGCGGTCTGGAGTTTGAAGCCGAGCTGGCGTCGGGTTCCTACACGTGGGCGCATTGTGGCTTTGCGCTCGACACAACCGCGGTCGATTGGGCAGCCGACGTCGTCGTTGTCATCATGCAGTACCGCATCCAGAGCATCGGATCGAAGCAGTTCGAATCGATCGGGTCGATGTTCGGCGAGGACGGGCGCCCTCGGCAGAGTGGCAGCGGCCACAACTGGACGTGCCTTGTCGTCGATTCCGACCTGCGGAACGAGCGCGCCCAGGACTACCCAGGCAACGTCGCCTATAGCTTCGGCACGAATCAAGCGAGCGGGGCGACCTTGCCGCAGGACTACGTCTGCGCCTATGTCGTCGAGGGCGGGACGATTGTCTTCACCTACTGGCGCCGCGGGACGACGCTCTTCACGGGTGTTCCTGACCCTGCAGACGCAGACGTCTACGTGCAAAGCTTCGGCGAGAGCAATGGCGTCGGCGTGTCCGAAGATATGAACTTTGGGTCCGAGGTCTACGTCGGGCTCCATGGCATCAACTACACCGCGGGCGCGGGCGCCGGCCCCATCGCTCAACTGAAGCGCGTGAAGATCATCAGCGCTGGCCCTGGGAGGGATTGAGCATGACCCTCGACAAGCTGACCGAGCCCTACCTCTACGGCGACACCGAGGCCGACCCGGTCGAGACGCGGACGGTGCACGCGCGAATCGACATGCAGGCCTCGACGGCGACGCTCCAGGCCATCGCCGCGCGCGACCCGGTCGCCGAGCCGCCGACGCTCGCCGAGCTCCAGGCCATCGGCGCCGACGTCCTCGCCATCCAGCTCGCCGCAGCCGTTGCACCGTAGGAGCTCGCCGTGGATGACATGAGCCTAATCAGCCTCGCGACGGGCCCCTTCTCGTCGCTCGTCCTGCTCTCCGGCATGGGCCTCGGCGCGTGGCGATTCGTGACTACGAATGTTTTTCCGCTCGTTACGCGGTGGGTGGACGAACAGCAGGCCCAGAGCGCAGAGCTCCTGCGGCAGCATGAGGCCGACCGCGAGGCCTGGCTGCAGTCGATGCGCGAGTGCCACGAGCAGGGGCAGCAGATCCTCCGCAAGCTCGACGACATCAGCGGACGGTTTCCGCTGGGGCAGTTGTGAGCTACCGCTTTTCCCAGCGGTCGATTGACCGGCTCAACACCTGTCATGGCGACCTCGTCGTCCTCATGGCGGAAGCCCTCGCCGACGATGCCTGCCCGTCCGACATGACGGTGCTTTGCGGCTACCGCGGCGAGGCCGAGCAGACCGCGGCGTTTGAGTCGGGCGCGTCGCAGCTCCGGTTTCCGCAGTCGCGGCACAACCGGTCGCCGTCGCTCGCGGTGGACGTCGCGCCGTACATCGGCGGCGTCTCGTGGGATTGGGACCATTACCACCCGCTCGCCGACCACATCAAGGCCACTTGGAAGCGGCTGGAGACCTCGGGCCGGCTCTCGGGTGCCTACGACCTGCGGTGGGGTGGAGATTGGACCAGCTTCCAGGATGGCCCGCATTGGGAGCTCCGCGAGCGATGACGTGGATCCTCGTCGGCGCCGGCCTGGTCCTCTTCGGTGGCGGCATGGTCACCGGGCTGTCTCTCGGGCGCGACCGGACGGCCGACGTCGTCGAGCGGCAAACAGAGCTAATCGGCGAGCTCCAGGACGGGCAGCGCGCGCTCGTCGAGGCGGCCGCGCGTCCCGTAGTCCTCGACGCCGAGCTTCGCGCCTCGCTTGCCTCGACGCCCGTCCAGTGCGTCGCCGAGCTCGGCGGCGACCCGATGTCGATTCAGTGCGCGTGGGCGACCTGCGGCGCCTTCGGTCAGAGCGACGCGGGCCGGTTGGAGTGCTCACAGCTCACTCGCCGGCTCGTCGAGGCCTTCGACGCAGAGCCCGAGCCGACGACGCAGGAGAGCGCGGGCGAGCGGTAGGCATTGCGGGCGTGTTACAACGTGCACGACCCGGCGCGGCGTCGTGTCTGTCTGTCTGTCCTGTCGGTCCGCCGCGTCGGGTTCACCCTCTGTAGGGCTCGCCGGCCACCCGCTGGCGGGCCCTCACCGCTTGTCCCTGACGGTGCGCGCGCGCCCGAGCTCGGGCAGCAGACGCGAGGCTCGACGGGTCGAAGTAGTACTTCTTGCCCGCGTCGCCCCACTGAAAGTACGCGCCGCGCTCGTCGCGCCGTTCGAAGACTGGCATCAGACCTTCCTCGTCGAGATCCCAAGATGGCGGAGGAGAGCGCGGTTGTGCGGGCCCTCCAGAAAGCGATTGAACCACGCGGGATCCTCGCGCCGCACGATTCGCGCAGCCCAGCGGGCGCCGGGGTCGCCTCCCCACAGCTTCCACGCTTGCCAGCCTTTGCCCTGGCCCTCCCAGGTGCGGCCCTGCTTGTCTTTCAGATGACGCGAGAAGTAGCCCAGCATCCGCTTGACGGTGTCGAGCGACAGCCGATCGCGGTTCTTTAGTTGTTTAGCCCGTTGCACGCCGGCCTCGACTGTCCCGCCTCGTCGGCTCTTCGGCGCCGCGCGCCGCACGCCGAGACCTCGACGGGCCTCGGCGGCGACGGATGCGGGCGGCGTGTAGCTCATGCCACGAGCTTAGCGCAGGGCGACCACCACGGCATCGGCCGCGGGCGAGACGAGCCACGCGGC